TCAGACGATCCATGTCGCCGAGCGCAAAGCAAAATTCTTCCAGACCGAGACAAAGACGGTCTTATTCGCAGTCGATATGCAAGGACGCTGGGCTTATTACACGACAGGCAAAAGAATCCTGAGCTCGCCACTGATCGATCTGCCCAATAAATATCAAAAGGGTGAACGATTCTATGATGTCCCGCTCGATAAGTGGGTCGAGATCCGAATCGATAAGAATGGATATGCAAGCCAGATCTGAGCTCACTTCTGCCGAATGGTCTATCGTGACCAGAATGAGAGATCCGGTCCGAACGACCGAGGGGATCGCCTATGAGCTCGGGGTCAACGAATCAACAGTCAGAAAGCATCTCGAGAACGCTTACAAAAAGCTCGGGGTTCACTCGAGAAAAGAGATGATCGACAAATTCAACGAGTCGATCGTCCCAAAGAATCGGACTCTGGTCCTGGGGGTGTGGATATGAAGGCGGACTACGGCAAGCTCCAGGCTGAATATATTACGGGGATCATGTCTCTGAGAGCTCTGGCTGAGGCTCATGGAATCGGTGCGTCTGGGCTAATGAACAGAGCCGCCAAGGAAGGCTGGGACGAGCTCAGAAAGCAACATCAAGCGAAAGTGAGCACTGAGGCTATCAAAGCCGCCGAGCTCGATAAGACAGAAGAGCTCCGGCTATTCAATCAGCAATGCCTGGATGCGGCTCGGCTTATCCGGCAAAAGTCCTGGGAGCTACTGGGAGCTGGTGGCAACAGTCCGCAAGACATCCGAGCTCTGGCTTCAGCGATGGAGTCGGCTCAGAAGATGGGGCGGCTGGCTCTGGGCGCAACGACTGACAATGCCGATCTGAATCTCAACATCCCCCAGCTCGAAGTCGAATTCGTCAGAGCCAAGTGAGTGAAAAGATCCGGCTCCAGATCGCCGAGCCTTTTGGATTCCTGACACAGAAAGCCAGATATAAGGTCGCCTACGGTGGGCGAGGCTCCGGCAAGTCCTGGAATTTCGCCAGGACGCTCCTAGTCATGGCTGGGATCAGACCGCTCCGGATCTTATGTGCTCGAGAGCTCCAGGTCTCGATCAGAGATTCGGTCCATCGGCTCCTGGCTGACCAGATCGAGGCGATGGGTCTGGATGGCTTTTATCAGATCAAGGACAAAGAGATCGTCGGTCTGAATGGCTCGATGTTTATCTTCGAGGGTCTGCGACACAACATCACAAAGATCAAATCGATGGAAGGGATCGATGTCTGCTGGGTCGAGGAAGCCGAGCGGGTCTCTGAGGCATCCTGGAAAGTCTTGATCCCGACGATCCGAAAGTCTGGGTCCGAGATCTGGGTGACATTCAATCCGGACGACGAGAACGATCCGACATTCAAGAGATTCATCAAGAATCCGCCGCCAGAGGCGATCGTGGTCAAGGTCAACTTCGACCAAAATCCCTGGTTTACCGACGAGCTCAGGAAAGAGATGGAGTATGACTTCAGGGTCAATCCAGACTCGGCGGCTCATATCTGGGGCGGCGAGACTCGCAAGATATCTGATGCCCAGGTGCTCAAAGGCAAGTGGGTCATCGAGGCATTCGAGCCCAGGACCGACTGGAACGGACCTTACTTCGGAGCTGACTGGGGCTTTTCCAAAGACCCGACGACCCTGGTCAAGTCATATATTCACGACCGGACGCTCTATATCGTCGAGGAAGCCTATGGGATCGGTGTCGAGATTACAGAGACCCCAGCTCTATTTGACACGGTATCGGGGAGCCGCAAGCACACGATCCGAGCGGACTCGGCGAGACCGGAGACAATCTCATTCATGAAGAGGTCAGGATTCAATATCGTCGCCGCCAAGAAAGGTCCAGGATCGGTCGAGGACGGAATTCAACACTTGAGGGGCTATGAAAAAATTGTCATTCATCCTCGGTGCAAATATACTTCGCAAGAGGCTCGGCTCTACTCTTACAAGGTGGACAAATTGACAGGCGACATTCTTCCCATTTTGGTCGATGCGAATAATCACCTGATCGATGCCCTTAGATATTCGCTCGAGCCAATTATGCGACCAAGCAATCTCATCATGGAGTGGGCTTAATGGGCTTTCTCGACAGATTCAAACGGCAACAGGTAGCAGAGCAGAAGTCCTATTCCGCTCCTGATCTTCTTACGGCTTACTATGGCAAAGGTCCACGATTCCAGGAATGGAACACGGAGCTGGCGATCAAAGAGGGCTATAAGCACTCGACCTGGGTCTATTCTTGCATCAACTTACGAGCCACGACTGCATCTTCGGTCCCTTGGATCGTCGAGCGCAAAGTCGGAGATGAGTGGGTCTTTGACGACCAAAGCGATCTTGCAAAGCTCCTGGAGAAGCCCAATCCCGACATGGACTGGCGCACTCTGATCGAGTATTGCATCCAGCATCAGGATCTCTCCGGAAATGCTTTCTGGTCTAAGGTGCGAGCTGGGAATGGTCAAGTCGGCGAGCTCTGGGTGCTCCCGCCGCAAGCGATCAAGGTGGTCCCAGGCACGACTCGACTGGTGGCGAATTATGAATATCAGCTCGGGGTGGTGAAGCGCAATATCCCGCCAGAGGACATGATTCACTTCAAATACCCTGACCCTGGCAATATGTATTTCGGGGTTTCGCCGCTTGTGTCTGCGGCTCAGGCGGTGGACATCGACAACGAAGCAGAGCGATTCCAGAAAGTCTCGCTCGAGAATCGTGGGCTTTCAGATCTGCATTTTGAAGTCCCGCCAGAGGCTACTGCCGAGCAAGTATCGAGGCTCCGTCAGATCTACCAGGATCAACAAGGCGGACCACGGAACGCAAGGAAGGCTCTCTTTTCCTCGGCGAAGGTCACGATGCTCAACACCACGGCGCAAGAGCTCGACTTTACAGAGTCCCGTCGATTCATTCGTGACGAAATTTGCTCTGCATTCGGAGTCCCGCCGCCGATGGTGGGCAATTACGAGCGAGCAACCCTGGCAAATATCGAGACCGCTCGCCAGATCTTTTGGCGTGACACGATGCTCCCAGTGCTGGACCGCATCAACGCAACACTGAATCAGCACTTGGCGGCTGAATTCGGCGAAGAGTATCGGATCAGATATGACATCACTCAGGTCGATGCACTGCGGGAGAATTTGAGTGAGAAGGTCACTCAAGCCCAGCAATTGTGGGCGATGGGTGTCCCATTCAACGAGATCAACCGAGCTCTCGAGATCGGCTTTGATGACATCGATGGCGGTGAGATTGGATATCTCCCTGCCGGACTTCTCCCGACTAACTACATGGACGAGGGTCAAAATGAACAGACTGAAGCTATTCCTGAGCTGGATGCGAAGACTCTTTCAGCTCTCGCCTACGGCGAAAAAAACACCAAGCAAGACAATATCCCGCCGCAAGGGGCAAGGGACGAAGCGCAAAAAGGGCTAGACTGGCGCAGAGAATACGGTCGAGGCGGCACTGAGGTCGGAATCGCTCGAGCTCGAGACATCGCCAGGGGAGCCAATCTTTCAGACGACACGATCGTCAGGATGGTCTCTTACTTCGCTCGGCATGAGGTCGATAAACAAGCAGAGGGCTGGAATGCTGGGGACGATGGATATCCCAGCAACGGTCGGATCGCCTGGGCTCTCTGGGGTGGCGATGCTGGTCGGTCCTGGGCTGAAAGACGGATGGCGGACATCAGGGACGAGGACTAATGCTGACAGTGGTCTCCTGGTTTTGGAGACAGAAAGGCAACTCGGTCCCATATCATCCGGAATATGTGAATGTCTGGGCGAGGATGGTGCGGCGCAATCTTACGATTCCGCATCGGCTCTTGTGCATCACGGAAGATCCGACAGACATCGAGATCGATACTTATCCTCTCTGGGATGATTTTGGAATATCAAATCCCCAGTGGAATCTTACAAAGCCGCAATGCTATCGGCGGCTGAAGGCATTCTCAGAAGAGATGAGACCTATCCTGGGCGATCGCTTTGTCTCGATGGACATTGACTGCGTAATCACTGGAGATCTGGACGAGCTACTCACCAGACCAGAGGAATTCATTATCAACCGAGGTCGGACCTTCAAAAACACTTACAACGGCTCTATGTGGATGATGGATACTGGAGCTCGAAGTCAAGTCTGGACAGAATTCAACGGTGTCGAATCGGTCCAAAGAGCGTCAAAATGGATGGGATCGGATCAAGCATGGATTCGAGAATGCCTGGGACCAGATGAGGCTACCTGGGGACCGGAAGACGGAATCGATGCTTTTACTCATCTCCGATCAAACCCAAAGTGGAAAGTCGGAAACACCAGGATCGTATTCTTTCAGGGGTCATACAAACCGTGGTCCAATGGATCTCAAAATATCGAATGGATTAGGGAGCACTGGAGATGAGAGAGCTTTGGGCGCATGACGATCAATCCAAGTGGGGTCTAATGTTTCAGCTCGCCAGTGGTCGGGCTGGTGTCCGGTGTAATCTTTTCAAAAATCCCAGTGATGTCCCTGGGAATGCGATTGCTTTCGTCCGGCTCAATCAGATGGGAGACTTGAGAAGCGAGGGCAAAGGAATCGTCGCCGCTCTTTCAGACAGGGGAATTCCAACCATTCCCAACGCTTTCGAGGCGAGCCTTTATGACGACAAAGCCGCTCAGATATCGGTGCTCAAAAAATGGCTCCCGCCGACAAACTTTATCCAAGACCCGACCGAGGCTCTAAAAAAGGTCGATGAGATGACCTATCCATTCATGTCGAAGTCAAAGGATGGAGCATCGAGCGCAAGTGTCAGATTTATTGAAACCCCAGAGAAGGCGATCCAAGAGATCAAGGCGGTATTCTCAAGAGGGATTCAGTCGGTCTACAACAGGCGGCAAAAGGGATATTTGATCTGGCAAGACTTTATCCCTGGGAATGAGTGCGACTTTCGGGTCATCATCACTGGAGACAGGCTTTTTGGGCTCAAGCGATATATTCGAGAGGACCGACCGATGGCATCTGGATCGGGCAACAATGATCCGATTTTGAGCCTGGACGATCCGAAAGCGATCGTGGCTTTTCAGACTGCAATCGAGATCTCAAGTGTGATCCAGACCGAGTGGATGGCTTATGACTTTGTTTTCGATGGCGATCGATGCTATGTGCTGGAGATGTCTTCAGCATGGATGGCTGGACCTTATCATCTCTGTCAGATGTTCGATTTTGATCTGAAGCCAACGATTGAGAGGGGTGGTCATATGTTCGACAAGGCGGTGGAGATATGCCGAAATATCTAATCACGCCCAGTCGGAGCAGGGAGATCGCACTCCAGATCTCGCTCCAGAAGCGACTTGAGGCTCGATTCGAGAAGACCATGCGGTCCCAGCTCACAAAGGCAATGAGGGCTGGGGTCGAGCAATACGAGCAAGACGGGTCAGATTTTGGGGTCGAGGCAAGGATCAGATCAGGCAATCCAGCTCTGGCTTCGGCTATGGCGAAGGAATGGCGCACTGCGATGGATGTCTTCGGGAATCGAATCCTGGACGCAAACGAGAAGCGCAACGGTGGAATGATCCTGAAACAGACCCAAAAGGACACTTTTGACCAGGCGGTCTCTGGATTTATTAGAACTTGGACCGCCACAAAAGTGACTCAAATTTCGCAGACAACTGTCCGGCAAATCAGGCGGCTGATCTCTGCTGGAGAGATCGAGGGGTTTGGTGTTGAAACTATTGCAAGAAATATCAGAAAACAAATTCCGGTTATTTCGGCATTTAGGGCGGCAACGATCGCCAGGACCGAGACTCACACGGCATCCAACATCGGAGCGATGGCGGCGGCTCAGGCGACTGGGTTGAATCTTCGCAAAGAGTGGCTGGCGGCGGAAGACGACCGGACCCGAGAGGACCATGCTGACGCTGATGGTCAAATCGTCGGTCTGAACGAGCCTTTTACGGTGGGCGGGGTTCAGATGATGGAGCCTGGAGATCCTTCAGCTCCGCCTGAGCAGACGATCAAC